GGATACCTCACGCTATATACCAGCCTTTATTTTAACAATACCACCAACGCCGCCACCACCCGCACCAACCTCGGCCTCGGCGCAGCCAACAACGTCACCTTCTCCAACATCACGGCCAGCGGAACCCTCTCAGTCAGCAACACCGCCACCTTCTCCACCAACGTCTCAGTCGCAGGCTCCCTCACAGTCGGCTCCCTAGCCACCACCACGCCCTCCACATGGGCTCTGGACGCCACCCAAACCGCCGCCGCGACCAACGGTGTGCTGACGCTGCCATCGAATGCCAACGTCATCCGCCTGACCAACAACAACGCAATCAGCAGCGTGACCAACGGCGTCCTCGGTGCGTTCTACTATCTGGTCAACCAAGCGACCAACGCCGTGACCATCTCCAACGTGGGCGGCATCACGATAGACGGCGCACAAAACTTGACGCTTTCGCCAAACGAATCCGCCACCCTCGTAGCCACCGGACCCACAAACGTCTCCGTTGCGGCTCGCGGCGATCTGACGGATGTCGCCTTGGGCGGCACGGCGAACACTGCGCCCTCGCAGACGGCAGACAGTGGGTCGAGTTTGATGACTCGGGAGTTGTCGGATGCGCGGTATAGTTTTTCTCGGTGGTATGGCGCAAATGAGATTTTATCGGGAGCGCAGAATGTCGGCTTAAATCCGCTAATATCAGGCAACGATACGGGACACATTGTAAACGCAATCTTGGTGACCCTTTCCAACAACAACACAAAAGTTATGCTGCCTGTTGATTATCGGGTGAGCGGATCGGTTAAAGTGGTGTCTTACTGGACAGATCGCAATTTAACCAACAGCGGGACCAACGGAGACATCGCTGTCTGGACGTTTCCATTTGTGGCCTCACCAACAAACAATATGCCAGCGACTGCAAACGCTGGACTGACGTTTGGCACATCAGTGCAAAACACGTTTACCGCTAACTATGCGGGCGGCACCAACCGCCAATTTTACGTCATGGAGCAAACATTAAATTTTGCAACCGTAACAAACATCAGCGCAACGAACCCGATGCAGCTGAAATGGGTAGAATTGCAACGGCGCGGCGGTGACGCCACCGACACTTCGTCAGACAGCATCTATCTCTCCGGTGTCCACATCTACGTCCCATGAAACTCCTCCTCTCAAACAACCAGCTAACCCGCTACTCGCAGTCGGGAGCCTACGCCACAACCACCGCCATCCCGCTTGACGGCGACCTCGCTACAACGGCGCAAACCCTTCTGGCATGGCTCCAAGCGCAACTCGTCGAAGGCGAAAGCGTAGGCCAAGTGTTCCTTGAGCCAGACGGCACACACTCGGACTACGAGACGCAAGTGGACGCTGAAGGCAACGAGTCACAGGTCGCCACCAGCACCCGCGCCAAGCTGTCCGCCGCCGTCACCGCCCACGCAGCCGCCGGATCACGCTCCGTAGTATTCTCCAGCGAAGCCCTGCCCGCCGAATTGCGGGATGGCCTGCTCGCCGCATGGGCGGCCGTGGACGCTTATGTTGTGCCTCCGCCAGCGCAGGACGATGTGGTCATCGAGGTGGAGGGCGAGGTGCCGTGAGCTACTGGCATCAACACCTCACGACCGTGGAGCGCGGAGCCCTCGGCACGTTTGCGTCCCTCGGCAGCGCGGCGGTCAGCATGGTCAGCCACCTTGAGCTTTACCTGCGGGTGGCCGGTCTTTGCGTCGGACTCGCGGTCGGTCTGATCA